TACAAAAATAACGAGGTTAAACCTTTTATCTTTCCTAGTATTATAGAAAAAGCATGTAAAGGTTTTAATAACGCACATGTTTTAGTTGAAGTAAATGATTTAGGTCAACAGATATCAGATACAATGCAATATGAATTAGAATATGAAAATATGTTAATGACTACACAAAGAGGTAGAGCAGGTCAAGTATTAGGTGCTGGATTTAGTGGTAGAGGCACATCTATTGGTGTGCGTATGACTAAACAGATAAAAAAAATAGGTTGTTCAGGTTTTAAAACTTTGATAGAATCTGATAAAATGATTGTAAATGACTTCAATATTATAGAAGAAATGTCAACTTTCTCAAGACGAGGTAATAGTTGGATGGCAGAAGAGGGTTGTAATGATGATTTAGTTATGTGTCTAGTTATATTTGGGTGGTTATCAAATCAAGAATATTTTAAAGAAATGACAGATTCTAATATTAGGGCACAGATTTACGAAGAACAAGCACATTTAGTAGAACAAGATATGGCACCTTTTGGTTTCATAGATGATGGTCTTCCCGAAGAAGAAAAACCATTTACAGATGAATATGGCACAGTATGGAATCCTGTAATTCGTAAAGGTATGTAGTTCAAAAAGCACTAATTATAAATAGTTTAAAATGATTTTAACTATGGGCGTATTAATAGTACGAAACTTGATAAATTAATTTAGAGGAGAAAACCTATGGCATTTCAAGTATCACCAGGTGTTCTCGTACAGGAATTAGATTTAACCAGAGTTATTCCTGCTGTATCGACTTCAATTGGCGCCTTTGCTGGAGAGTTTAGACAAGGTCCTGTTGATGAGATAGTTACTGTTTCGAGTGAACAGCAATTAACAGAGCAGTTTGGAAAACCTGACGCAAATAACTTTGAAGATTATTTTAGTGCCGCCAACTTTTTGCAGTACACAAATAATTTAAAAGTAGTACGAGTCACAAATTCAGGTCTTCTGAACGCAAGTACAGACGGCACTGGAACATTAATAAAAAACACAGACGATTATTTACTTAATTTTTCAGCAGGTGAGGGCGTAGTGGGTACATTTGCCGCCAGAACTGCTGGAGCATGGGGTAATAACTTACAAGTATCAACTTGTCCTAGTGCAACTGCATATGAGCAAGAGGGTGCTACAACATTAAATGATACCGTTTCAGTTGGGGACACAACAATAACAGTAGCAGACGGTGCCACTTTAAATGTTGGCGATATCATATCAATTTCATCAACCGCCGCAACCAATGACTATGATGATGGAGAGCAGTATAGAATTACAGCGATATCAACAAATGATGTAACTTTAGTTCAACATCCTAGAGGTCAAAACGGTATTAAAAAAGCATATTCAAATGGTGCTAATATTAGACGAAGATGGAAGTATTACGATCAAGCAGGTATAGACGGTGCACCAGGCACTTCACCTTATGTATTAGACAGAGGTGGTTCAAATGACGAAATACATGTTGTGGTAATTGACGAAGATGGTGGACTTTCAGGTGTGCCAGGTACTGTAATTGAAGTTTTCAGTGGAGTATCAAAGGCGGCAGACGCTAAAACACCTCAAGGTGCATCTAATTATTATCCTGATGTTATTTACAATCAATCTCAAAATATCTATTGGATGGATCATAATACATCTGGTACAAATTGGGGCAGTAACGCCTCTGGCACAACTTTTACTGCTGTAAATACACCTACTTTAGAAAGTTTATCTGCTGGTGCTGATGGTTCAACTAGAACTGTTGCAGAATTAAAAACAGCATTTGATAAATTTGTTGATGCTGAAACAGTAGATTTTTCACTTATCATAGCAGGTAAATGCACTGCAACGCATATTGATAACTTAATATCAATAGCAGAATCTAGAAAAGATTGTGTTGTATTTGCGTCACCTGAGAGATCAGATGTGGTAAATGTGACTAATTCTAACACACAATTGTCAAATGTCAAGGCATTTTTTGATAGTATAGCATCATCATCATATGTTGTATTTGACAGTGGTTACAAATATCAATATGATAAATACAATGATCAATTTCGATTCGTACCATTAAACGGAGATATAGCAGGTCTATGTGCGAGAACAGATTTAACTAATGACACATGGTTTTCACCTGCTGGTTTAAATAGAGGTATAATTAGGGGTGCAGTGAAATTAGCGTTTAATCCTAATCAAGCACAGAGAGATGTATTATATCCTGCAAGAATAAATCCAGTTGTAACTTTTCCTGGTCAGGGAACTTTACTATTTGGAGATAAGACAGGTTTATCTTCACCGAGTGCATTCGATAGAATAAATGTTAGAAGATTATTCATAACAATGGAAAAAGCAATATCAACAGCATCAAAGTTTCAACTTTTTGAGTTTAATGATGAATTCACAAGGGCACAATTTAGAAACTTAGTTGAACCTTTCTTGAGAGAAGTTCAAGGTAGAAGAGGTATAACTGATTTCTTAGTTCTCTGTGATGAAACTAATAACACAGCAGATGTTATTGATAGAAATGAGTTCCAAGCAGAAATATTTGTCAAACCTAATAGAAGTATTAATTTTATAACATTGAAATTCGTTGCTACCAGAACTGGTGTAGCATTCGAAGAAATTGCAGGTTAGGGGGTAAACAATGGCAAATATATCAGATTTTAAAGCAAGACTCTCAGGTGGAGGTGCAAGACCTAATCAGTTTAAAATTGTATGTCCTTTTCCTGGGTTTTCACAAGTTGGTGGTGAAATAGAAGATATGGCGTTTTTATGTAAGGCGGCATCTATACCAGCAATGACAATTGCGCCAATTAGTGTTCCATTTAGAGGTAGAGATATAAAAATCGCTGGAGATAGAGGATCATTTCCAGCATGGTCAACTACTGTATTAAATGACACTGATTTTAAATTAAGAAATGCTTTTGAGAGATGGCAAAACGGTATCAACAACATGACAGATGGAGAGGGTTTAACAAATCCTGCTGATTATCAAGTTGATTTATTTATAGATCAATTAGATAGAAATGGTACAACTATAAAGTCATATACTTTAAGAGGTTGTTTTCCAACTGACATTCAAGCAATCGCTTTAGATTACGGAACGAATGACTCAATTGAAGAGTTTGTTGTTGAGTGGAATTACCAATTCTTCGAGGCATCAGGAACCACTACTTAAAAAACCTAATAAATAGTGATATAGGAGATAAATTATGGCAGAGTTATTTGGTTTTCAAATAAGTAGGATTAAGAAACAAGCAGACCCAAAGCAAAGTTTCACAACCACCCAAGCAGATGACGGTACTCAAACCGTCAATGCTGGTGGTTACTTTGGAACTTTCCTTGATATGGATGCGACTGCTAAGACTGAGGCAGACTTAGTTCGAAGATATAGAGAGATCGCTATACACCCAGAATGTGACATGGCGATAGAAGACATAGTAAACGAGGCAATCGTTGCAAATGAAATGCGTGATCCAGTTAGAGTTAATCTAGAAGGTTTACCGTTCGGTAAAGATGTAAGACGAAAAATAGAAACAGAGTTTAAAGAAATATTAAGACTTATGAACTTCAATGTTAAAGGTCATGATATTTTTAGAAGATGGTATGTTGATGGTAGAATTTTTTATCAAAAATTAATTGATAGAAAAGATCCTACAAAAGGTATTACTGAATTAAAATATATTGACCCTAGAAAAATTAAAAAAATTAGAGAAATAAAAAAAGTAAGACCTAGTGGTAGTTCAACATTAACTGTTGTTGATGAATACATTGAGTATTTTTTATTTAATGAAAAAGGAGTTTCACAAGCAAGTGCAGGTTCTGGTATTAAAATAGCACCAGATACAATAGCATTTTGTCCTTCAGGTTTAGTAGATCAAAATAAACAAAATATGGTCTTATCATATTTACATAAAGCGATTAAACCTGTTAATCAATTAAGGATGATAGAAGATGCAGTTGTTATTTACAGAATAGCAAGGGCACCTGAAAGAAGAATATTTAAAATAGATGTAGGTAATTTACCTAAACAAAAAGCAGAACAATATTTAAGAGATGTTATGGCAAGATAT